ACGGAACGTGAACTACGTAGGGCCGAGAATGACTTATCAATGTATCAAATGATAGGCAACGGCAAAATGGTTGATAAAACAATGCAGAAAATCGAAAGTTTACAAAGCAAGTTATAAATATTGGTTAGTTAGAGGGTGGCACACCATTATAAAAGGCACGACCCTATCAATGATACTTCCTTGCAAAAAGGAGGACAAATGGATATTAAAAAATATCTAAACAAAGATATCGAGTTATCAAATGATGACATAGATATCGAAAAACTAACAAATGATTTACGCAAGGGGTATGTAGTAGAAACGGAAATCACAGACAGATTAAGCAAAGAATACGAAGACAAACTAGCACAGGCAACAAAAGAAAGCACAACTAAAATAGCAACGTTACAAAATGACTTTGATAGCCTAACTACTAAATACAACGAAGCAGTAAATCAAAACAAGGCTAATAGCCTAAAGGTTTCTATTCTATCTAATGGTTTTAAAAGTGACGATATCGAAGAGGTAGCAAGATTAAGGACGACAATGTATCAAGATATCACCGACGACAATGAAGCGCTAAATAAGGTGAAAGAACGATTTAAGCAAGTCTATTTTGGTACTAATGTAGATAACGCACCAAACGAAAGCAAAATGCAAACGACACCACCAGTAGAACACAAACCACAGATAACTAGAAACACATCAATAAAAGATTTAATGAAAAAATAGGAGGAAATTAAAATGCCAAATTTTAATCAAATAGGTTTAGACCTACAAAGCGTTATGAAAAGAACATACGCAAATTTACTTTACAATTCATCATTCTATAACTTCTTAAATGAAGATTATATCGGAGACATCAGACAAACAGGAGCACCAAGAATTGAAATTTTAAAACAAAAACCAACCACACTTAACTCAAGAGACTACGTTGAAATGAAAAACGCAGTTACACCAGAACTAGCAACATACGACCAAGAAATCGTAGACTTAACAGACTTAAGAATGGACTACTCATTCCGTATCCCAGTTACTATATTAGGTAGCGACATAATGGGAGCTATTGACGGACAAATCAGATTAAAAGATAGCGCAGTTGCTAAACAAATCGATACATACGGTTTTGGAAAATTATTCGCAGGTGCTGGATCATCTAAAGTATGGAACCCTGCAACCAAAGAAGCTACAATCGATTTACTAAACGAGTTAAAAGCTACATTGTTCAACGCAGACGTATACGACACATACAGACTAGGACTTGAAGCAATCGCTTATGGTGGTCTAGTAAGTGCCTTAACATCAGTATTGAAATATGAAACATTAGCAGGTGTAGAAGGTGTTGACAGAGGAGAAGTGGCAAGAGCATACGGAATTGATATATTCCCAATCAATACAAACGTACTAACAAATAGTGAGAAGGGATACTTTGCTTCACCAGTAGGAACAGTTGGTGATACATTCTTCTCAAGTATGGTTGAATATCAAGGAAATTATCCAGGTTTCCCAGGATACTATGTAATTGAAGGAAATATCTTATTCGGTGCTAAAGTAGTTAGACCAGAATGTGTAATCAAATTGGTTGCAAGTGCTAGTATATAAGGAGTAAAAAATGGAACTTTTCACAAGTAGTGAGTATAAAGAACGTTACGGCACAGATATAGATAAAAATAAGATTATAGAAGCAAGCGAAATGATATACGCACAAGTTGGTACTAATATGCGTAGCGAGTGGACGTCAGAAACGGTACCACCAAGAGTAAAAGACGCAAGTATGGAACAAGCTAGATTTTTAATTGAGCAAGACATACCACACGTTGATACTAACAAGCTAAAAGCAGGTGAAATGGAAGCCGATTTAAAGTCAGAGTATTCAACACTAGCACTAACAATCTTAGCCAATGGCGGATATCTATATCGTGGTAACCCTATAAATTATAATATGGGACTAAATATTAGTTGGGGAGAATAAGTAATGTTTTTAGTTAATGGAATGAAAGCCAAACTTGTACAACGTAATAGGAACGGTAAAAGTCTAGCATATGATGACGAAGATATGAAAACGATTGACATATCAGTAATACCATATAACGTAGACGACGAGGTTAGTTTTGGTACATATACCGAACCTAACGCAATAGGACATTTTATGATAAGACGTAACGTTGATATCAAAGAGGGTGACGAAATTATATGGAACAATCGTACATATTCAGTAGTCAGACTAGCGGATAAATGGATATATAATCGCATTGAGTATAAGGTAGC